ACTGCCCGGACCTTGCAGCTGGATGACCATTTGCGCCGGCACTATCAACGCGTCGCCAGGCTCGTTGGCCGCCACAACTCTGTTTGAGCCGGGGAGGGAGTGTGCCGGGGTTGATATTTCAATAACTTAGAGTGGCTAACCGCCGCTCGCGTCCACTTTGATCCGTAATGGTTTTTCCGCGCGCTGGCTAACCCTGCGCCGGGCGGTAGCAATGCCGTCCCGGTTTTATTTCCGAGGCTGGGGGTAAGTAATTTCCGGCCAGGAACATTGCGTGAACGGCAGCGCCACCCCAAATACCCAGACTAAAGAAGGAAGGTGGAGTTGGGCGGCAGCAGCATAAAGTGTTCGGAGGAACTTACCCGCGAGCGCCATCAGCGCCGGCACAAGGCCACCCGTAAGACGTTATATTGCTCGACGCCGGAAGGCGTCGCGGTAAGTGAGGTTCTACTTCGGCCTCTGACAGACTTCCTTGCCGGCAAAGACCCGGACAATCCGCCCCCGCGGCCACCCGAAGGCCTTAACGACCGGCTGGGCCGCATTCCTGACCCTTGCCCGCATATTGCCCTGGCCATCCTACAGCCGGTGCTTGATGCCATTGCGCGCCGTTGGGAGGGGTACGACAACGACCGATCCTGGCGTATGTTGTTGGTCAAGCACCTGGGCGAGACGCTGTATCGGTGGCTAAGGTGCAAAGAAACGGAGATGGCCGAAGCTGCCAAGGCCGTAAGTGGCAAACCCTTTATTGCTGGCAAGTCCCGCGGGCCCAAGTCGACCCACAAGTTTTCCCGCCCCGATTGGACCTCAAGCGAATGCACCAAGGCCGGCCACTGGATGCTGGATGTGGTGCTTCGGCTGCCGTGCTTTGGCCAAGATGAAAAGGGGCGGTTCGGCATCGCGCCAGAATGGCAAGACCGCGTCGATAAAATCTGTGAGGACTTACTGTGGCGGCATCCAGTCATGCTGCCACATCGCAATCCGCCACAACCGGCGTCCGGATGGTGGACGAACTATAACGACCGTTTAGGCGCACCATTCGTGCGCGATTGGCGTTCGGAACCGCGAAGGGCCGTTGAGGAGACATTCCAGACGGCGAAGCCTCCCGCAGAACCGTCGGGGCCGTTCGCAGAACTGGCCGGGGCGAGACTGTGGATGCCATTTGAGCATGCCGATGGCGTTAATACGCTTAAGTTCGTGCCGCTGCGTATCAACCAAGCCCTAGTACCGCTCGTGGATAAATTCGCCGTCGAGCTGATGAACCACGCGGGCGATCAGCGCAAAGCCGATCGCCAGACAGTCGAGGCCGATCTCCGCCATGCCCGCTGGTGCGGTAACGGCGCTATCTATCTCGATTATAACTGTGACAAGCGCGGGCGGGTTTATGCCATTCAGCAGCTCAACTATGCCCGCGAGGATCACGTTCGGTCTCTGTTTGAATTTGATCGGGGTGAGCCGCTCGGCCTGGAGGGCCTAAGCTGGCTCGAAATTAACGCCGCCAACTGTTTTGGTGAGGTCGACAAGAAACCGTGGGCCGAACGCTCGCGCTGGGTCAAAGACCATATTGACCTGATCGAGCGCGTTGCCGCCGATCCGCAGAACAATTTTGATCTTTGGCGCAAGGCCGATAAGCAGTTCGCGTTTGTGGCTGCGTGCATGGAGCTGTCGCGAGCGCGGAAAGACCCGGCCGGCTTTACCACGCATTTGCCGATCGGCTTCGACGGTACTTGCAATGGCATTCAGCATTTGGCGATGCTCTCCCGGGATGAGGAGGCGGGCCGCTTGGTTAATCTCACCGATTGTACGGTGCCCCAGGATGTTTATTTGGTGGTGACGCAACACATCATGCAATTGCTAGAGGGGGAAGACCCGCGACTTCGCTCCACGGGTAAGAGACGCTCCACGGGCGAGAAAATTGATGACACTTGGTGCTACAAATGGTGGCGCGACCGTCTGGCCCCGTTGAGCGATAAGAACAGGCGCAAGTTATTCAAAAACCCCATCATGACCTTTCCCTATTCCGCCACCAGCGAGGGCAGGGGCGAGGCGATTGTTGACGCTTATAAGGACATATTCGAGCTTCTTGAGCCGCTTGACGACGCGAGGCGTTTTCTGGCGAAGGCTGTCAAGGTTGCATGCGAAGACAAGCTGAAGGGTCCCGTTAGGGTCATGAAATACATTCGCGCGCTCGCCCTGTACCGCCACAAGCGAGGCAAGTTTCTCGAATGGCGAAGCCTAACTGGTTTCCCAAACTTCAACATGTATCACAAGCCAAGAAACGTCACCATCGACCTTGGTTGGGGAGGCTTACGGTCGACCTATACCGTCGCCGATGGCAGCCTGCCGGAGACGCGGAAAGGCAAGATGCTGAATGCGGCGGCCCCCAACTTCATCCACTCCCTGGATGCGGCACATTTAATGCTCACTGTGCTGAGGGCTAACGAGGAGCGCATTCGCGACATTCTCACGGTCCACGACAGTATGGCATGCCTGGCACCCCACGCCCGACGCTTTGGGCAAATCATCCGGTCGCAGTTAGCGGCGCTTTACGCCTGCGATCCGCTGCGCGCTCTACGCGACGCCAATGTTGATGATCCCGACCTTTTACCGCTGCCCCAACGGGGCAATCTCAGTCCATTCGACGTACAAAATGCCGACTACGCGTTCATGTAGGGGGAAGATATGACGGACCGGATCGACCGCGTCATGCAGGGGCTTGAGGCGCTTCAGAACGACGCTGACGGCATCATTGACGCCCATGTTAATGCCTGGCTGGCGGAGCACCCCGAGGCCGTATCTTGGGGCGAGACAAAGCTTCGCCTTGTTGCCCTGCCTGCGGGCACGACCATCAATCGCGTTGAGGCCCTCAAGCTTCTACGCCGCGGGCTAAACTGGAAAAGACCATAGATCGGATTAGTTGACGTCGCCCTGTTTGCGATTAGGAAAATTAGCCCCATGACGGTCGGCATCGTGCCGGCCGTTTTCATTTTAAGGAGACAGAATGGAAGAAGTTGTAACTACGCCCGCTGAGGCGCCGGTTGCGCCGCCGCCGCCAGCACCGGACGCTCATGCGTCCGAGCTCGCGGAAATTCGTGCAAGCTTGGATCGCATTGAACGGGGGCCGCCAGTTGAAATTCCGGCTTTGCAAGACGCCGACAGCGGCAGGGAAAAGGAAAGATACAGCGGCATTCAAGACTCAGCGCGTTACCTTGCGCGCCGCAGACGCGAGGCCGCAGAGGCCGACGCGCAGCCCTCCGAGCCGGGCATCGATCTTGAGATCACAGACCGCAGCAACCGCCCGGAAATAGATATTAAGGTCGCGAGCGCCGAGCTTGCTGATTATCGCCGCCGCATGGCGGAGCAAATTCTAGAGAACGTCGATCCAGCAACCGCGGCAGCACGGGCATCTGGCCTGGAAGTCCCGCAGCAGCAGACAGAAGTGCAGCAGCCGCCAGAGCCACCGCCGACATACACATCGGATGAGCTCGTTGAACAAATAACTCGCGCATCAGCAGACAGCGCCCTTAGGGCGCGAGAACAACACGCGGAGGACCTTGCGCAGCTCCTAATGACGGTGCAGGGCAGTCCGGTGCCGGAAGCATTAGCGGCTATCCGCAGTCCTGAAGATGCCGCCAAACTGCGGGCCCAAAATCCTCAGTTAGCGCAGGAGTTACATGATTACATCGTCCGGCGCACCAACATGGCGCAAGCCCTGCAAACCGAGCTGGGAAAGGTCCAGCAACAACAACAACAAGCATTCCAGGAACGCTTTCAGGCTTATGCCGTCGAACAAGATTTTTTGGCCGGCCACCTAATCGAGGAATGCCGGGATGATTACCCCGACCAAGCAGGCTACAAGGCATTGGTTGAGGCGAGCAGGGACACGCTCAGGGATGCGGGTTTTACCGCCGCCGAACTACAGGCAGCGTGGAATCAGGGCGCGATGCTTTCCATCCGCGATGCCCGCGCTCAGAAAATCGTTGCGGATGCCGCACGCTGGCGCATGGCACAGCAGAAAGCCAGGAGCGCAATTCAGAAACCAGTTCCGCCAGTTCAAAGGCCGGGCGTGCGACAACCGGAACGAACTGCCGCACAATTAAATGTTGAACAGTTGAGCCGGGACTTAGATTCTTCGAGAAGCGAGCAACAACAACTTCGGCTGGCCGCTAGGCTAGTTTCCGAGCGCAGAAGGGCGCGAGGTTAATATGACAAATCGAGGCATTCTTCCTAACGACATCGACACCGCGCCGGCTCTGGCCATACCGCACAAGAGGCGCACTCCGCAGGAACGTCAGAAAGACGAACAGGCCTTCCTCCGGATCGTTGATGAGCGCATAAAACATCTCTCCTTGGAACATCAGCGCGCAGCGCTCGGCCAGATGCTCACCGACCTTTTGTACGAGGATATCAAGTACGAGACGAACCGTGCCTTTGGCACCCAGACTACACGCGATACCTACACTAACGATTTCAATCGATTCAAATCGTGGTGTTTGGACGAGGGGCTTCCGTATTTGCCCACGAGTCCGGAAATCGTCGCGCACTGGATCATGAGCAATACGGAGATGCAGCCGGCACGCTTGGTACGAACAACAAACGCAATCGCCTACATGCACATGGTGGCGGACAAGCCGTATCGTGACGGAGACGTGCTGGTGAAAGCCGCTCTGCGTTGGAAGCGAAGGCACGCAGAGGTCCAAGAACAGCCGCAGGCCAATCCCGGCCCGGCACATTGAAGAAAGGAAATCCTAATGACTAATTCTGGAAAAGCATTCCGTGGCTCGCAAGGGCGTGGCCAGATGGGTTACGGCGCACAAAAGCTCGGCGAGTTCGAACTCGATCGAGTCGATGACCCGCAATCTGTTCGCCAGGCATTCCGCGGCAAGCAAGCAAGCGGAGCCGGCGCCTATACGTCCAATGATCGAAAGAGCGTCATGGACGGCGATCCCATCGTGGCCGCCGATGTAGATACCGGCCTCAAGTCGCGTTACAATTTGATATTCCGAGAAAATGAAATCAATCATGGCCTCAGCCAACCATTGCCGAAGCCTCCGGGTCGCAGCGGTCGTATGACGGTAGCAAACAAAGGTGACAGATAATTATGGCCCAGCAAACTATTGGAAAACCACATTCACAGAATTGGCTCCGTCAGCCCGGAGGCAAATTATATGATGCAACGCCCGAGGTCGTAATTGCGACAACGCCTACGCAAGGGGGCAGCGGTAGCATCGGAATGAAACTTGCCCGCGAGGTGCTTCAAAGATTGGACGAATGCGGGTTGGAAGTGAAGGAGAAGCGCGGTGGCTAGCAGCTTCCTCGACAAACAACCATCAAGCAGGCAGGGCGTAACACAGACAATAAGTCTGTCTACATCCAGCCAGGCAGCATCCAACGTGCTGGGCGGTGCAACGTATCAGGTGCGGTTGGCGGCGGATTTTCCGTGCAACTACGCAATTGGAACGTCCACTGCAACGGCAAGCACGACTTCACCGTTCCTGCCTGCCGGCGTCCTTTTATTTGAAACCGTAAATCCGGGCCAATCGGTTTTCGCGATCAAAGCCGCAATCGAAGGCATTGTCACAACAAGCACTGGTAGTGCCGGTGGCGGTTCATTTTGGGTGACGGAACTAAGTTAGGAGATTGACATGGCTAGGTGGCTGAAATCCCACGCACTCAATGCACAAGTGGAAGGAATGGATGTTCTCGACGATGAGGAACCAAGGCACAAAACACGCATACCGGTGGCCTATGATGAAATATTTCGCCGCCTTGACGCTGAGCTGCGGCTTCGTGATTACGCTCTGCTTGCTGTCCCTCAGCCCCGGCGCAGCCCGCTGGATGAGCCCGGCTATGATACGTTCATTGCCCAGATGAAGCCTGGGGGGCGCGTAGAAAAATGCGATTTGCTCAAGGTCGCACGCGAGCATGATTGCATCGGAGAAACTGAAAGCCCGGTGGCGCGCTGGACGAATATTCCAGCATCGGTGGCGCGATGACGAACCATGAAGAGGACTACAAACGCCTACAATTGTTGATCCGAGACGCTACCCCATTCGCCGAAAAGCTCGGCATAACGCCCATCCACTTGATCGACCAAATAAATGGGCTTGGCGGCGAACGACTAAAGAGAATGGAGAGCGAAGCATCGGCCAATGCCGCAGCGCGCAAGCAGGAGCTGGCCGATGCTATTTCCAAAAACCAGCAAAAACATGCCGAAGCCGTTCAGAGGCTGCGCCAGAGTTACGCAGCCCTCCAAAAAGCGGTTCAAATCCCCGACCCACCGGAGCAGGCGAAATATTGGCTCGAAAGGGTCAAGTCCGAGCTTCTGCGGCTTGGAGAACAAGTCTGAGCTGCGCGCGCCAGGTGGCGTCATCCCGGCAGCGCGCTGAAAGGGCGGGACCGTATAGCCCCTCCGCTATTCACTGGTCCCGCCCACCCCATCATTGGAGATATAGATGATTGACGAATCAGACACAAAATTCAAGCCTGGGCACCCCCCTGTGCCAGGGGCTGGTCGGCCAGTTGGTAGCCGAAACAAGCTCACCACCATGCTGCTCAACGCACTGGTGGCTGACTTTGAAGAATTCGGGCCGGCAGCTGTGCGCATAATGAGGGTCGAGCGGCCTTCCGATTATTGCCGGCTCGTTGCATCACTCGTACCAAAGGAAATGATCGTGCAGGAAAGCGCGCTCGCGGGGATGACCGACGAAGAACTCGCCGAACACCTTGCTGCCGTCAGGCGACTCAGGGCGCGGGCAGCAACCATGCTGGCCGATCAGATAACGCCATCAGATGAAACCAAGCACTAATCATGAGCGAGTTGTTACAAGAACAAACGCTATCCGAGATCGAGCAGCGGATCGTCAAGGAGCAAGACCGGCGCCTGGTCGAAAACCGACTTGCACATTACAAGCCATACGAGAAGCAACGTCGATTTCATGCCGCAGGTGCAAACCACCGCGAACGCCTGCTCATGGCCGGCAACCAGCTCGGCAAGACATTGGCCGGCAGTTTCGAACTCGCCATGCACACCACCGGGCGTTATCCCGACTGGTGGACAGGCAAGCGGTTTAATCGGCCAATCGTGGCATGGGCAGCCGGGACCACTGGCGAGACTGTCCGCGATACCGTCCAGCGCATGCTAATTGGCCGCCCGGGCCAGCACGGTACCGGCGCCATTCCCAAGGATGCGATTGCTGACCTGATAACTGCACGCGGCGTTGCCGATCTGCTCGATACTATCCGCGTCAAGCATGTGTCGGGCAACCTATCGTCTATCGGTCTGAAATCGTATTTATCCGGCCGCGAACGGTTCCAAGGAGAAACACTAGATTGCCTTTGGTTCGATGAAGAGCCCCCGGCTGATGTCTTCAGTGAGGGACTGACGCGAACCAATGTCGGCAGCAATCCAATTTTCATAACATTTACGCCGTTGTTGGGCGTCTCCGAGGTCGTGCGCAGATTCCTGCTGGAGACATCGCCGGATCGTCACATCACGACAATGACGATTGATGATGTCGGGCACTATACGGACGCAGAGCGCGATCGCATCATTGCTTCATATCCAGCGCATGAAGCCGAAGCCCGCGTGCGCGGCGTTCCAACATTAGGCAGCGGCCGAATCTTCCCGGTGCCCGAAGCGGCAATTTCCATCCCGCAAAGGACGTTCCCTGCGCATTGGCCACGCATAGGCGGCTGCGATTTCGGATGGGACCACCCGTTTGCTGCAGTCGAATTATATTGGGACCGCGATAGCGATACGATCTACGTCAGCAAATGCTATCGGGCAAAGGAAACCACGCCAATCAATCACGCTGCAGCATTACGCCCATGGGGCAAGGATTTGGTATGGGCATGGCCACGAGATGGTCGCCGCGAGACTCTGGAAGGCGCCGGCATCCCCTTGGCACAGCAATATCGCGACCAGGGGCTGAATATGTTGCATGAGCATGCGCAGTTCGAAGATGGTTCCGTCTCAGTGGAGGCCGGCTTAATGGATATGCTGGGCCGGATGCAGTCAGGCCGGTTCAAGGTTTTCAGCCATCTGAACGATTGGTGGGAAGAATTCCGGCTGTATCACCGCAAAGACGGCAAGGTCCACAAAGAGGGCGACGATCTGATGGCGGCAACTCGCTATGCCGTCATGTCATTGCGCTGGGCCAAGACGAAACAACAACACGACAGCTTCCGGCGCTCCATTAGTTATCCCAAAAGCTGGATCGCCTAGCGCAAATAATTGATCACAGCTATGCCCAACTGAGCCCCCCTCGTGGGGGCTTTTTCTTTGAGGAGAGACATGATGCATTGTCTGTATACGCCATGAGCGGCCCGCGCGCCTACGCAACGGCCATGCGGTCGGTCTATGACGGCAGCCGCTGCCTCGGATTCATTCTGCCGCGCGGCAAGGCCGGCTTTCAGGCATTCGATTACGGCGACTTCAGCCTCGGCTTTTTCCCTACACAGCAGGGTGCGGCCGACGCAATAGTCCTAGCGGCGGAGCGTTCGTCGTGAGCGTCGCCGATCAGGCCGCGCGTGCCGCAACCGCGCTTCTTCAAACACTAGCACTGGCCGACGCAGATGAGGCCTATGAAGCCTTTGTAGGACTGCTGCGCGATGAGCTTGCTGCTGCAAAACGTGAAGGCTTTCAGGAGGCCAGCGCGCTTAGCGACGGCGGGCGCGACTGAAAACTCCGCCATTTGTTTATCCAGCGAGAAGGATTTTGTCCGTGCCGATTTTGTTCAGAGATTATGAGACGCGCAGCACAGAAGATTTAAAGCGCAAGGGCGCCTGGAAATATGCCCGACACCCGGCCACCGATGTTTGGTGCTGTGCATACGCTGTTGACGACGGCGAAATTAACCTGTGGCTCCCCGGCCATCCCGTACCAGAAGAATTCACTGAAGCAGCACGCAACCCCGATTGGATTGTCTCTGCGTTCAATGCCGGCTTCGAGCGCAGGATCGAGCAACACATCATGGGGCCGCGGTATGGCTGGCCGCTAATTCCGATTGAACGGCAGCGGTGCAGCCAAGCAGCGGCGCTGGCGTTGGCACTGCCCGCATCACTGGAAAAGGTAGCCGCCGCGCTCGATCTCGCGCAGCAAAAAGACGATGACGGCCACCGTCTGATGATGCAGATGGCGCGACCACGCCACCCAAGGCAAGGCGAAGACCCGAACGGGATTTATTGGTTTGACGACTTGGACCGACGCGCCCGGCTGTATGAGTACTGCAAGCAAGACGTGGCAACGGAACGCGCGATCAGCCAACGCATTCCGCCCCTCAGCGCCGAAGAGCAAAAGCTTTGGGAACTGGACGCGGAGATTAATGATCGCGGCATTCCGCTTGACGTTGAGCTGCTACGCGCTGCGCTTGCTGCCGCAAAGGTGGAGCAGGATAACATCGAGGAGGAATTTCTCGCGCACACCCAAGGCTCGCCCCAGAACATCAATCAAGCGGCGCAGCTATTGACGTGGCTTCAAAAGAACGGATGCGACACCGTTAAAGACATACGCAGCGCCACGCTCGAAGACCTGCTTGAAGACCCGGATTTACCCACGACCACGCGCCGGGTGATTGAGCTCCGCCTTGCCGGTGCCCACGCAAGCGCAAATAAGCTTCGGGCGATGGCGGCATGGTGCGACAACGGGCGACTGCGCAGCGCATTTCGCTTCCACGGCGCATCCACCGGAAGATGGACCTCTGTCGGCGTGCAGCTTCAGAACTTGAAGCGACCGGAGACGGAAGACCTCGATGCGGCGATTGATGCCGTCATATCCGGCGATCTCAAAGCCTATGACCGGCCAATGGCAATCGTCGGCGATCTCGGTCGCGCGATTATCGCGGCCAGTCCGGGGCATCGTTTCATTGCTGCCGACCTAAGCGGCATTGAATCACGAATAACGGCTTGGGTTTCTGGGCAAAAGTCTAAGGTAAATCAGTGGGCCAAGTTTGATACCACCAAAAATCCTGAAGATGAACCCTACCGCCGCATTGGCATAGACTGCTTCCAGTTGCCCGACGAGACCGCGCGTGACACCGGCAAAACCGGAGACTTGGCGTTCGGCTATTCCGGCGGCAAAGGCGCCTGGCGCAAACTGTCGCCTAACGACGGCCGTACGGACGACCAAATCAAAGCGCTTCAGCAGCGGTGGCGCGCGGCGCATCCGGACGTTGTTCAGTTCTGGCGAATGCTGGATCGCAGCGCAGTCCGCGCAGTCAAGCATCCGGGAACTACCGTCGCTTGCGGCAAGGTTTCCTTCCGGATGGAAGACGTATTTCTAAAGCTGCGGCTGCCCGGTGGGCGTGAGCTTTCATATCCATTCCCGCGCATTGAAACAAACGAGCGTGGCGAGGCGGTGGTTGTCTTCAAGGACAACGCGAAGGGACGCTTTGTTGACTGCCGCGGCGGCCTAGGCGCCTACGGCGGCCTCTGGATGGAAAATGTTGTGCAAGCGATTGCCCGCGACGTGTTCGCCGCAGCAATGCCGAACCTTGAATGCGCCGGCTATCCAATCGTCATGCATGTGCACGATGAGATCGTGGCCGAGGTGTCAGAGGGACGCGGCACCGTAGAGGAGTTTGTGAAGATACTCACCACGCAGCCACCCTGGGCTGAGGGACTGCCACTCGCGGCCAAAGGACGCAATGGGCCGCGCTTCGCTAAATCGTCAACGCCAGCGGAAGAGCCGCCGCCGTGGGAACCGGAAGCACCGCCCATTGCGCCAGAGCCCGAGCCGCAGACGAACGGTCACGCCAACGATGGCGGGCAGTATCGTTGGCAGGATTATGATTTCAGCGGCTATACCCGCGAGAATAGTCGCGGCAGCGGGCGCGTTACTAATCAATATTGCTATGAAGACCCCGCGGGCCGGCCATACCTGCGCGTAAATCGCACCAGCACGAAGCATTTCTTTCAAGAGCATTGGACTGGCGCCTGGATACTAGGCAAGCCGCCCGGCGGACCAATCCCCTTCCGATTGCCGCAGCTGATTGCTGCCGGCCCCGAGGACACCATCATCATCGCAGAAGGCGAAAAGGATGCCTTGACCGCTGTCAGCCTTGGCTTCGTCGCCACATGCAATCCCGGCGGAGCTGGCAAGTTCACCGCCGAACTTGCCCGGTGGTTCGTCGGCAAGAAGCAGGTGATCATCGGTGAAGATAATGATGACGCCGGTCGAGCGCACGTCGCTAAGACTGCGGCGGCGCTACAGGGGATTGTTCCCGACATTCGTGTCGTCCGCTTCCCCGATCTGCCAAAGCACGGTGATCTGTCGGATTGGGCCGCACAGGGATATAGCCGCGACGATCTGCTTGCGCGTGCACAACCGGCGCCCAAGCCGACCGTCGAATGCGTTCTCGCCGCTGAGATTGAGCAGGCAGCCGTTGAGTGGGTTTGGTATGAGCGATTTGCCCGCGGCAAGCTTGGGATCATTGCCGGCCTGCCGGACGAAGGCAAAGGGCTGCTGTTTAGCTACATCATAGCCGCGATCACGCAAGGGCGAGCTTGGCCCTGCAACGAGGGGACCGCCCCGCTCGGCAACGTGATCCTGCTGACGGCAGAAGATGATCTCTCGGACACCGTCGTTCCGCGCTTGGTTGCTGCCGGGGCCGATCTTCGCCGAGTAACGATCTTGCGTATGGTGCCCAACGGCAGCAGCAAGCGCATGTTCAGCCTGGTCACTGATCTGGAGATGTTGCGCCACAAGATCGAAGAGATCGGCGAGGTCCAAGCAATCCTGATCGATCCAATCACCGCCTATCTCGGCGTCAAGCAGATTGATAGCTTCCGAACCACCGATGTGAGGGCGGTGCTCGCCCCAATGGTGGAGCTGGCAACCGAGCTGAGGGTGCTGATCCTGGCGATCATGCATTTCAACAAGAAGCTCGACGTGATGAACGTGCTGCTGCGCATCTCGGACAGCTTGGCCTTTGGCGCCACATCCCGGCACTGCTACGCGGTGGTATCCGATCCCGAGAACAAGCGAAGCCTGATCGTGAAGGGCAAAAACAACCTTGCGCCGAAGGACCAGAAAGCTTTGGCCTTCACTATCGATACCGCCGAGACCGGCACGGACAAGCGCACCGGCAAGACAATTCGAGCGCCCTACATCAAGTTCGCGTCGGAATATGTGGACGTGACCGCGGTCGAGGCGATGCAAGCTGCCGCGGACAACAAGTCTCCTGGCGAACGGGATAGGGCCAAAGAATTCCTGCTCGACACCCTAAGCGGTGGCGGGCCATTGCCAAGCGAAGACGTGATTGAAGCCGCCGAAGCCAACGGCATATCGAAGCGGACGCTGTATCGCGCTAAGGACGAGCTAGGCATCAAAGCAACAAAGGACGGCGAGCTGAAGGACGGTAGCCGTGGGTGGCGGTGGCACCTGCCCACTAAGGGAAAAACCCATGCCTGAACCATCAAGGTTGCCACGGAGAGAGAGTTGGCAATCTTGGCAATCTTGCAGACCCGCTCCTACTCAAGGTCTTGGCATTCTTACTCTTTTGGCAAGGTTGCAAGGTTGCCAACTTTCCCTCCCTGGCAATCTTGATCCTCGGTGGCAATCTTGGCGCCGCGCATCGCAACGGAATGCACTATGGGCCAACATAAACACCCCAACTGGCCCTATTCGGCCCCGATCCGCGTCGGACGCAACAAGCGGCAGCTGGGGCGCGCCTTTATCGGCTATGGGCCGACCCTAAGCACTCGTCAGCTAATGGAGATGGCTTATCCTCGCGCCAGGGTATGGGCACAGTGGCAATGGCGTGAGATTAGACGCTGCGCTGATCGCCTTGGCCTGGTGCGCGTCGATGCTGATGGCGTGGATGATCGAGGCCGGCCACGCAGGCGGTCACGGCCATTGCGGTGGGTGTTGCCGGACCGCGACACCAAATAGATTGCCTCAATCTGCCCGAATTTTCATTTGCTGGCTGCTTTCGGCCGTGTTACAAAACAATCGACGCTCGTTGATTGTATCGTAATCGTCGGAGGGCAAGATGGCTGAGGGCAAGTTTGTCTCATATTTGAGGGTTTCCACAGCGCGGCAAGGCCGATCCGGGCTCGGTATCGAGGCGCAGCGCCAGGCCGTCGAGGATTTCCTCAATGGCGGCAACTGGAAGCTCGTGAAGGAGTTTGTCGAGATCGAGAGCGGCAAAAAGGCCGACCGACCGCAATTGGAAAAGGCATTCCAGCTCTGCCGGCTGATCGGCGCCAAGCTGGTAATCGCCAAGCTCGATCGCCTTTCCCGCGACGCGCATTTCCTTTTGGGCCTTGAGAAAGCCGGCGTTGATTTTGTGGCCGCCGATATGCCGCAAGCCAATCGACTGACCATTGGTATCATGGCGGTGATGGCCGAGGACGAGCGTCGCAGGATCAGCGAGCGCACCAAGGCCGCGCTGGCGGCTGCTAAACGCCGCGGTGTGAAGCTCGGTGGCGATCGAGGCGCCCGATTGACGATCAAGGCTCGCAAGGCCGGTAACGCGGCCATGCAAGCAAAAGCGCAGAGCAGGGCAACTGATCTCGCCCCGGTGGTCAAAGAGCTACAGGCGGCCGGCTGTGAGTCACTACGGGCTATTGCAGCGGGCCTAGAGGAACGAGGCATTCCCGCAGCCCGCGGTGGCAAATGGTCTGCGGTGCAGGTTATGCGGCTGCTGGCTTATTCGGGGCTTGCAACGCGCCCTTTCGACGCCGCAAGCGTCTCCAGGTGAGGCGCCGGAAGAAATAGCGCGGTTCAACTAACTCAGCCCCCGCAAGGGGGCTTTTTCTTTGGTCGCCCACCCTCTGACTAGGAAAGTAAAATGAGTAGATCGCCTTCCGCATTCCGGCAAACCGACGTAACCAAGGCAGTCAAGGCCGTGGCCGCCGCAGGTGTGGACATCTCGCGCGTTGAAATCGACAAGACGGGGACGATCCGCATAATCACGCTGAAGGCCGAACCGAACGGGCAGGGCAGGGAGGCAAACGAATGGGACGACGTGTGAAGGGACGATTGCCGCTGTACGTCCACGGTTATCTCGACCGCCATGGCAAGCCGCGTCACTATCTGCGCCTTCCCGGTCGCATACATACCGCCTTGCCGGGCGCCCCGTGGTCTGAGGAGTTCATGACCGCCTATGCGGCGGCGATGAACAATTCCCTTCCGGTCACCATTGGCATCCGCCGAACAAAGCCGGGCACAGTCGAGGAGGCCGTTGCGCGATATCTCGGCTCAGGCGTATTCGCGGCACTGGCTTCCAGCACGCAAGCGAAGCGGCGCGCGATTATCGAGCGCTTCAGGGTCGAGCATGGCGACAAGCGGATAGGCAAGCTACAGCCAGAGCATGTCGGCCGGATGGTTGCGAAGCTGCGCCCCCACGCTCAGCGAAACACGATGAAAATGTTACGCGGTCTAATGGCCTTTGCCGCCATGGATGGGCTGATCGCCGCTGATCCTACAGTCGGGGTGAAGCTTGCGCGCCCGCAGGACACTGGCGGCTTTGCTACGTGGTCGGTCGATAGCATTGAGCAATATCGCAGGGCACATGCTCTTGGCACGCGTGCACGGCTGGCGCTGGAATTGCTCTACGGCACAATGCAGGCCCGTTGTGACGTCGTGCGGCTTGGCCGTCAGCATGTTCAAGGTGGGGTGCTTTCATTGCGTCGTGGAAAGACAGGGGCGCCTGTCGATATTCCGATTCTGCCAGAGCTGCAGGTCGCCATCGACGCGATGCCGAAAACAGGGCTGACCTTTTTGGTTACCGAGCACGGCAAGCCATTCACCGCAGCCGGCTTCGGCAATTGGTTTCGCTATGTATGCAAGCAGGCCGGGGTTGCGAAGAATCTCAGTGCGCATGGATTGCGCAAGGCGGGCGCAACGCGGCTTGCCGAGCATGGTTGTACCGACCATGAAATCATGGCTTGGGGTGGCTGGAAGACGCTGAAAGAGGTGCAGCGGTACACTAAAGAAGCAAACCGGAAACGGCTGGCGAAGCAGGCGGCTGGCAAGCTCGAATCGCGAACAGAATTGGCTAACCTTTCGTCCTGGTTAGCCAATCAGGAGAAAAAATCCTGAGAAATCAAAGGGCGAATCGCGATATGAGAACCGGGGAGGGTTCGCATGGCCGCTGCATCCAATCCGCGGGCGCCGTTCAAGCTGTCCACCGAGCATCCACGGCTGGCGCCGCTCGCCGGCAAGACGTTGATCGTG